ATGGTGCGCACGCCCTCCAAGCTCAGACTGATAGGACCCGCACCCGCGATCTCACTCATCCGTAGCTCCCATACTGCCCACGCGGCGCGTGCAGGCGCTCGGCAACGTGCTCATCGACACACTCACACGCATGCAGCCCCGCGCTGGTGCGCCAGGACTGCACATACCACGTCTCGTTGGCACCATCGGGTCCAACAGCAGTGAAGTAGCCGTTACGCTGCGGCTGGGCGAGCGAGGCGCCGCTGATGCGAATGGTGGCGCGCTCCAACTCGACGGAGCCCGTATCCATCGCCGTCCACTGGGTGCCGTGGCGATGAATGATGACGCTCAGACCGCTCGTCGTCACGCCCGCCGGGGTTGTCCACGAGGCCGTCTCGCCATGCTCGGCCACAAGCTCGGGCCATGCCTGGGCTCGGAAGTCGGTGGCGAAGTTCGTGGTCACATCAGCACCCGAGGGTCAAGAACCGGCAGGGCCCCGGACGGGCCGGTTGGGCGACCGGCCCGCCGGGGCTGCCCGCAGGAGGCGCGGGGACGTATCAATCGCTCGGGCTGGGCGCCGAGGTGCCGCTCAGGCTCTGGACGCAGAAGACGTAATCGGTCGCGCCGACCTCGCAGTCCCATGCGATGCGGGCCTGGAAGGCGATACGGCTCATCAGGAAGGCCTGCGTATCCTGGCCAAGCGTCACGTACTCGAAGCGCAGCTTCCACTTGCGCTTGAACTGAGCCGGGAACTTGCCCAGATACCATGCCGTGGTCGAGATGTCGTCCAGCTTCGGGCTCGTGATGAGTTCCGGCCGCCAGACGCCGCGCGGGCCCCAGGCGCTGTACTCGTTCACGGTGCCGGGGACCAGTTCGGAGTTGAGCACCTTGAGCGCATTGCCGGCCAGCGCATCCGGCACCAGAAGCTGGCACTGGCTCATGGGGATGTTGATGCGCTTCTGCCGGTCGTTCAGCATGGCGGTGAGCACGGTCCGGGCGGCGTCGAGATCGGTCTCATCGACCAGCGCGTTGTTGTTCACGCGCGTGCCGCTCGGGGCCTGCACACCGGGGTTGTTGGCCGTCGAATTGTAGAGCTGCGTGCCCACGCCATCCGGCCGGAAGGCATACGGCTCAGCCACGCTAGCCGCCGAGCCGTTCCGGTCGCAGACACGATCCAGAGTCAGCTCCTCGATGTAATCCGAGGCGATCTTGCCCAGGGCGTTGACACGCTCGATGATGTTGGCAACATCGTTCTCCTCGATCATCTCCGCCCGAATGGCGATCCGGCGACCGTTGCGCCTGGAACGGATATGGAAGGACTTCTCGCCAGCACCGATCTCCGGGAAGTCATCCTCGGGCGGCACCTCGTCGGCATGGGTGTCGGAGTGCTTGATCCCCATGAGCACGGTCACGCGCTTGTTGTCGTCAATCTCCGTGACCAGCCGCTCGCCGATGGTAGGCACCTCCTCGTAGGCATCCTGGATGCCCGCGATAGTGAGCAGACCGCTCAGAATCGGGAAGGCGCTTGCCTCGATGGCGCGCGTACCGATGTCGTCCACACCGATGTCGACCTCGGTCGGCACCTTCACGTCGTGGAGCGCACGGAACATGCGGGAAAGGCTACGGATGCTGCGCCAGGACAGCTTCCGCTCGCCGCCGGGGGTGCGGCCATCGATGAGGTCCTGCATCCGACGCACGAACGCTTCGGGATGCTCTTGCGCGATGCGCTTGAGCACGTCGATATCCAGGGTGGAGCCGACGGTGACGTTGCTCTGCACGGGAGAGCGCTTGCGTGGTGCGCGCTCCGGGGTGTTGACTGCCTGCGGCATGGTTCCTCTCTCCTGTTCGGTCAGGATGGGTTCTTCTTGTTCCGTCCTGAGCCCGCCGCTCCGGCCAAGAGAGAGGTGTCCGGCAGGCATTCATCACGACTTACTGCTGAAGCGCGGCGTAGTAGCTGACGGCCGCCTTGAACGTCATCTGTGCGTAACTCGTGCTGGCTACGGTCGTGCCGTAGTCGGTAATGCCGCCCTTGGACAGGTGATCCTGCCTCTGGGGGTAGTTCTCCTGTCCGACGGCCGTTGCGAGCTGGTTATTCCCAGTCGTTGTGACGGCCGTCGCGCTGCTGTAAAACAGCGATGTGCTGACAGCCAGTGCCGAAGCCGCGGCCAGCGGGAACTCAAAGACATCACCCGGCCGGGGCACGCAGATCGAGTAGTAACCCGCGCGGTCGCCCGCGTCGATGTCCTCAGTCGCCACGGCGATGATGGCCGCCATGGACTGGTCGGCGTCCAGCGGAATCCAATTCGTACTCGACAGTTCCAGTATCTGGCCTGCCACGATGGCCTGGGTTCCACCAGCCTGGAACTTCCCACGGATGATCATCGGCTCGGTCGCGCCGAACATGTTGCGGAGCCACCGAGTTGCGCCCCATGTGAGGCTGCTCATAGTCTTTCTCCTTCAACGACGGGTCCTGAATGCTGAGTCACGTTCGTCCCGAGCGCTTCGACGCCCGACTATCCGCCCAAGCTGCGGACGAGCACCTCGTCATCAATCTCGTCGAGCTTGCTGGCCGCCTTAGCCTTCTCGTCGTCCTCCTTGGCTGCCGGCTGCGGGTACTCGGGCTCAGGGGTGCCGACGGGCTTTGTGCGCTCGGCAAGCGCCTTGAGAAAGGCGGCGCGCGCAGCCTCCACGTCAACCTTCTCCAGAATCAGCCGGTCGGCCATCTGTTCCAGACCACGCGGGGCGATGGCACGGATGCTGCGCACCCGCGCCTCCTCGGCCTCCGTGGCCAGGTCGATGACCTTCTCCATGCGCTCGGTATCCGGCGCGGGGCTCGGGCTCGTCGCTTCGGGCGCCGCCTCGCCGGCGGGCGCCGTCTTCTTGCCGTCCGCCATAGTCTTCTCCTCCTTCTGTGTGGAAACGCCCGACAGGACGTCCCGGAGTCCCGGGCCGGCAGGGCCATTCCCCGCCGCCGCCCGCACCTTCGCCAGCTCATCCGCCCCGATGGGCGTCAGGCTCGCCTCCAGCAGCCGCCAGCTCGTGACCACGTGGAGCGGCCTCTCACCCGCGCTATAGCTCTTGCCCTCAACCGTGCCGGTCTCGCCGGGCTCGATGCGCAGGACGTTCATGTTCTGGTAGCCGACGCTCACATCGGTTACGTGCCCCTCGCGGACCTTAGTTGCCGCAAAGGGCTCCGCCTCACTGATGTAAAGCCGCGCACGCAACTCGCCAGCGCCATCGTCCACCACGAAGTCGCGGATGCTGCCGAGCTGGTTGCGCACGCTGTAGCGGCTGTGCGAGTCCAGTAGTGGCACCTGCCGCGTCGAGGGCAGCACGACGCCCGCGACACAGAGCACCTCGTCGACCAGCTCGCCGGAGCGCCACTCGAAGACGATGACGGGCGTCTCCGTCGTCAGGACAGCCTCAAACGATCGACTATCCTGCTGCCAGCTCGTCGGCTGCATGGGGGCGCTGCGCAGACTCAGCTCCTCACCGCCCAGCGCCATGCACGGATCATCAAGTATTGGTGCTGTGGGCATCCTCATCATCCTTCATCGCCATCAGGGCGTTGGCCATCCGCAGGGCGCGCTCGGGCGTTGTCACTGCCTCGACTGGTGGCAGGCCCAGCCGCGCGCGCTCATCCTGCTCGAACTTCTCTTCCTTGAGACCCTGACGCAGCACGGCGCGCCAGTCATAGCCCTTCCACAGGCCACTCTCGATCTCCAGGTTGCTCAGGCGCAGCCCCAACCGCACGGCCACAGCCTGCGCTTGCTTCTGCGGGTCAACCCAGTCCCACCCCGGCGGCAGGTTGTGCACGGAGCGAATCTGCGCATCCGTCACGCTGCGTAGCCGCGGATCACCCCGCAGCCGCGCGTCCTCCATCACCGTCTGCCACTCCCAGACCAGACATGTGCGCACGAGCAACTTCTGGAGGAACTCGTACATCGGCCGGCTCTCCAGGATGTTCGTGCGAGCGCTCGAATACGTGCAGTCGCCGAAATCCTTGAGCACGATCTGCCATGACACGCCCGTAGCCGCCCCGATTCGCCGCGCGAGCATGACGATCAGCGGCACCAGCTCGGGGAACGGGAAGTTGGGGACGAGGGTCTGAATCTCCTCGTCCGGGTAGAGCTTGAAGATCATCCCCGGCTCGATGTTCTGCTCCAGCACGTAGCCGTACTTCTTCGCCGTCTCGCCGAGCACGGTATCCGCCGACATCGGGCTCTTGATGAACGCGGCCAGGCAGGCGGCGATCTGCGCACGCTTGAGCGAAGCCACCATGAGCAGGTCGAGGTCGCGCAGGTCCTGCGTGATGGCGACAAAGAAGGGCAGGGCGCGGGTCTGGCCTGGCCGGCGCAACAGCTTCAGATGCCGGATCTCCTCGGCGGGTACACGCTCAAAGTTCTCCGACTTCTGGAGGGCGATTGCGTGCGTTGCGCCCGGATGCGTCTTCAGAATCCAGTAGAAGGCCGGGATGCTCGTCTCGGGGTCGCGCTCGACGCCGTCCTTGATCTTCCCGAACGCCTCCTGCACGATCTTGTCCATCGGCGTGGCCAGCCGGTCGGCCTCAATGATCTCGAACCAGACGGGCTCCCCCGCACGCCGGCGCGCCACTTTACGGAGCACCTCGCCGTCTTCCAAGAACTTGCGCAGCAACAGCGCCTGCCCTTCCTCCCAGGAGAGCCGGTCGACGGGGTTGAGTTCGTCCTTGCGCTCCGCCCACACCTCGTTGAGCCGCTCGTCGAGCTCATCGTCGCCCGTGGCCGCGCGCAACTGAATGCCCGTGGAGACGACATTGAGCACGAACGTCTGCGTAAGACCGCTGGCAAGCGGATCGACCAAGTTCAGCTCGCGGCTCCTGGCCACCATGGCGGGCCGACCGGAGCCGATCACGGCATCAGCATCGCCGCGCATACCGCCGAAGGGCGTGTTCTGCCGCCGCGCACCCGCTTCGACGTAACCCGCGCCCCGCAACCCCAGGAAAATGCTCTGCCGATACTGGTCATCGGCTTCCATGCGCCGGAAGTGCCAGCGCAGGAACGCGCGGCGCGGGCTGGCCAGCGCGATCAACTCATCGGCCGTGCGCTGCCACCAGCTTCCGCATTGCACCGGAGGGTCGAACTCGACATGCCTCATACGCGGTCTCCCCCCGGATATCGCGTTGTCCCAACGATGATGCGCCCCTCAACCGCGTAGCGCCCCGCACTTGATTCGGCGGCTGCCAGCGCCCGCCGCAGCCCCTCCAGGCTCTCGCGTCGCCGCATGTAGGCATCCTGCTCACCGGACTGCACCAGAAGGCCACTGTGGATGGCCTCGGCCTTTGCGTAGCGCAACCAGGCGGTGGCGAAATCCGACGAGTCGATGGCATCCGCACACTCCGCAAGCGCCGTCTGGAATGCCTCGACTGTGATCTCGGTTATCGCCACTTTTAGGTCCGGCCTCCGCCACACAACAAGAAAGCGCCTGCTGGGGGTGTTGGGCCTCCCAACAGGCGCCTTCGGGCAGCAAGTCGGCTTGAACGACTCCAGGGCCATGAGGGGGCGCACAAGCCTGACGACCATCATTCTGTCCGATGACCATACAGTATGTCAAGAAGCGAGATTACAGACTGTATACGCCGTCCTATGGCTCGATGCGCTTGACCGGCAGCGTGAACGTATGGTTGCAACACCGGCACCGGAACGCGGCCCGGTCGAAACCGCTGGAGGTGCAGACGACCGCCTGTCCGTAGCCGCCCGTCGTCTGGTAGATACGGCGGCAGTTCGGACAGGGGATCACCTGAAAGGGCGTCTTGATGTACTGCGTGGGCATCGGCTTGTCCTTGGGCCAGAGCCCACGGTCCTCCGGTACTGGCGGGACCCCGATGCGCGTCGAGACCTCGGGCTCACGGTGCCGGACCTCGCCTGCCGCCGTGACCGGCCCGGCTGAAACCTCACGCGGTTCCCTCTGCTTGCTTGCCTTCTTCGCCACCGGCTCTCCCTTCATTCCCTTGATTCGATGTTCAGTCGTGCCGTCACCTGCCGATCTTCCACTGCCCAGACGCCTTCCGCTCCCCATAGGCATCCTGCCATGGCGGCGGGCCGCCGACCTCGGACTTGCCCGGACGCAGGCCAATGAGATCGGCCGCACACCGGGCCCCATAGGTGCAGTCGAGATAGTGGTTGTCCCGATTGACACGGTCCCAGTAGTAGACCATGCCCTTACCGGGCACGTAATCGTCCTGCCGCTTCTCAGCCATGATCTGGCGCGCGAAACCCGCGAGTTCCAGCTTGTCAGCCGTCGGAAGGCTCAATGAGCCCGCCGCACCGGCCGGGGCGCTGAAGCCATCATGCACCTCCATCTTCCAGTGATCCGAGTGCATGTGCAGCAGCATGTTGCCTGTCGGCTGGCGCACAACTGCCCAGTGGTTCCCGATGGTGCGGCCCTTGCCTTTCTTGACCTCCTTCCAGACAGCGCTCTCATGCTTGGCCGAGCCCTCGCCGACGCTCGCCATATAGCATGCACCACCCTCACGCACAAACTCGAACGTGATGTCCGGTTGATAGCCGGCATCCACAAGGCAGAGCCGATGGCGCACGATCTCGTCCGAGTCGTCCCGCTTCCAGCCCTGCTCCAACGTATCATCGCGGAAAGCACGCAAGGCCGCGAGAATGGCACGCACCTTCTTCTCACGCCCTTGCTCGACCTCCAGACATCCCCAGTCCACGAGATGCCCGAGCAGACCGTCCTCGACGCGCCGCCATGCCCAGGCCGTCCACCAGCAACGGTAAAGGCCCAGGTCAATGAAGGCCGTGAGCGCATCCGTGCCCGCCGGCACCAACCCCCGCGCGCGCTTCGTCATCTTGCTCAGAATGAGTTCACGCGTGAGGTTGCTCACGTCCAGGCTGTCCTCGTCCCACGCTTCAGCCCACGTGTGCTGAGTGACCCACTTGCGGGCCTCGTCCGTATCGGCCCGCTCGGCTTGCCACTCCGTCACGGCGATGTCCTTCTGCCGCACAAGCGGACTGAAGACCGCATTCCAGCGGAAGCCGAAGGTGCCGGTGCGCGGCTCCGGACCCTTGACGATGCCCTGCGGACCGATCTCCTGATCCTTGTGGACCAGAAGCGGTACGCGCAGACTCATCATGCGCTCGGCCTCGCTCCACGCCCCCCCACATGACGGACAATGTGTATGTCCGGCCTCGCCGGCTGTAATCTCGTCGGCTGCCGCCTGCCAGCCAGCGAAGTCCTCGCGCGTCGGGTTCACCCATGCCTTGCAGTGCGGACAGGGCATGTAGAGCCGACTATCCGTGCCCCATTCGACAACCTCCTGGTGCACGCGCCCGCTGCG